GATGGATATGACCTTCGCAATGCTGTGAACCAACCGGGCACCATTGGTGTGCGTGGGCAACCGAAAGGCCCTGGGCAGTTTGCTAAAAATCGTGCGATTTTTGGGTTTCCGCGTGGCTTGAACATCCTCCATAAGAAGGTGTTCCAGCCGACCTTTGACCGTCTGAGCCAGCATCCATATTTTGCTGCATGGCGGTCTCGACGTGAAGTCGATAAAGGGGTGACGCGGTTATTCGGGAAGGCTCGCGGATTGAAATTACTATCCGTGGACTTTTCGAACTTTGATGCGACGGTTCCCTTTGAGTTGATAGACGCCGCATTCAAGGTCCTTCGCCATTGGTTTTGCCTGGCCGACCACGTACTATTGGACTTTTGTCAGCAGTCCTTTAAGTACACCGGGATCGTATGCCCAGACGAGCTCTTTAGTGGACTCGATCGCTGTGGCGGTATCCCGTCAGGTGTTGTGGTAACGAACCTGATTGGAAGCATTGTGAACTATCTCGCTATCTCCTACGCTGTGCGTGAGCAGGGCGGGTGCATCGTGGATGCGCTCTTACAAGGGGATGACGGTGTCTACGCTTTTCGAGGAGTGCGTAGCCTGACGAGACTTAGTCAAGTGCTCCAAAGTCATCTAGGCCTGATTATGTCACCAGACAAGTGCCTCTTCTCGTCTGATATGGTAACGTTTTTGCAGAACGTTCATCACATCACGTATAAGGAGGGCGACCTGAATATAGGTATCCGACCGCTTATGCGCGTTTTGAATGGGATGATGTCCTATGAGAAAGCCCGTAAGACGGACGGTAGCTGGTCTCCTGTTATGGATTCCTTCAGATGGCTTCAGCAGCTGGATAATGCTTCGGCACATCCATCATTCCGGCTTGCCTGCCGGTGGTTGCTGGACCATGATGAGGATGGTGTTATTCAAGCGATAGCCGCCGTCACTACCAATGACGCTGAGCTGCTTCAATACGCGGACTCCATCCTCGGAGGTGGCGACGAGAACAAGACTAGGATTAGCGATCTGTATCGGAGTTCGGTCGTGCGTGAAATGCTCACTCTACTTCATGGAGGTGCTTAGTACTCACACGACATTACGGAGACTGTTATGAAG